TATTGGGAAGATAGATGCATCATGAGAGGTGTAGATGAGGAAGATTTCCATCCAATCTGGGAAAAACTCATGTGGACCTATAATACGGAGTTAAATTACGTAGAAATTACCCTAGACGAAGACGATAATCTAGCGATTACTGATACTTCGTACTGAAATACAAAAAATCGCGTCGTTGCATCCGCACGACGGGATAAATATTTGTAAAAAACATCATGGAAGCACAATTTTTATCCCTCGAAGGCGATTTTGTTGTTCGTCAGGGCACAGAATTGATAGAGTATCATAAAATTTCTGATATTCCCGATAAATTTGACCATTTAATTAAGTTTATGCCTAAGTATCCAGAGCCACCGCATGATATTAACGACCATGCGTTGATGGAGAACATGGTAAACTTCCTAACTATGCTTCAAGCAAGAGAACAGAAGTGAGTGTATCAATATCACCCGACGTAATAACAGGATTACCCGATATAACCCGACCAAACTTCACTATGAACACCTCAGTGAGTGCTTCATGTAGTGTATCGAGTCCGAATCAGTGTGCTGTAACGAATGTCAATGCCACTGTACAGGGTAATCAACCGAATTTAGTAATAACACCTGGCACAACAAGCGTTTCAATCACAGGAACGCTCGCAGATCCCTTTTCAGACTTCTTTACATACGTCGAACAGGGCAAAACTAACCTTAACTCTACTCCAACAACAGTAGAAGGCACTGATAACATGCCTGATGATAAGGTTCTTTACGATCTGAACCAAGATGGCAGTAATTATGTCTCTGAGTTCTTTGATATCACAGTCCAATGGGAATCAGGACCGTCTGGTAACATGACAGCACAGAGTCCCGCAACCTTCACTCTCGAATTGAAGATATATAATGAGTGGGAAGGTATACGTTCCTTCATTTCAAATTACTATTAAACACATGCCCGCAGTAACAAGAGTTGGAGACGCAGATGTAGCCCATTGTTCTGGAATGTCTAGAGCACAGGGTTCAGGTAACGTCTTTGCTAATGGTAGACCTATTTCTCGTCAAGGAGATAAGAACACCACACACTTAAAACCTGGTAATCCATGTCCACCTCATTCTGCTTCTATTTCAAGTGGAAGTGGTACAGTCTTTGTCAATGGCAAAGGTTGTGGTAGAGTAGGAGACGGATTAGGCGGTTGTACATCAGTCGCAGCAGGATCATCAAACGTATTTGCAGGATAACAAAAATTATGGCAGTAACATGGAACACTGGAAACAGTATTGAATCAAAACCAAAGAAAACAAGACAGGGTAAAGGACAACATTCTAAATACTCTGCTACATCCCGAAATAAAGCGAGGAAAATGTATCGTGGCCAAGGCAAATAGAATTGTAGACGGAAAAAGGAACGCGAATATACCCGTTGACATGTCAGATCACTTTTATGACCATGGAAATGAGTATTGTAGATACCTAATTACCGATCCTAGATCAGATAGACCAAGAAAGAAGAGAAAACCCTTTGAAAACGTGTCTAAATAACTTCTAGGTCGAATACGTAGGTATAGTATGGCAAAAGGTGCCCTACCAAGTCGAGCGTTTAAGGATTTTGATCTAACTTTTAGAAGAAATCCAATAACGAATGACGTTAATACATTAAAAAACGAAGAAGCAATCAAAGAGTCTGTAAAGAACATTGTTCGATACAACTTTTATGAGAAACCATTCCTACCTCAGTACGGTGGGAACATTATTGGTGCTTTGTTTGAATTGTATCAGAGTGGGCAGTCTACTGCTGTAGAAGCACAGATACAAAATTGTATAAACCAGTATGAACCACGTGTGGTTTGTTATGCTGTCAGATCAGAGTTCATTGAAAGAGACAATGATATGAGAGTAGAGATTTATTATCTAATTACTGGCTTGCCTAATGTTATTGATAACCTAGAAGTTATATTGAAACGATAATGGCACTAACCCAAGTTAACTCGTTAGAATTTCACGAGATTAAGGCACAACTAAAAGCATATCTACAGGGACAGTCTGAATTTTCGGATTATGACTTTGAAGGATCCTCTCTGTCAACTCTTTTAGACGTACTTGCTTATAATAGTTACTATTCAGCGGTTAATGCCAACCTAGCAATCAACGAGAACTTCTTAGACACTGCAGTTCTAAGAGAAAACGTAGTAAAGTTAGCTAAACTAATAGGATATACCCCAAGGAGTGCTAGAAGTGCCCGTGCGACCTTTACAGTGGTCGTACAGACGATATATGGCACAGGAGCTAATGGTAGAGGATACCCAGAATCAGTACAAATCAATAAAGGGGTGTTTACATCATTCACTGGAGAGAGTGGAGAGAACTATATCTTCTCTATACCTAAAGATTTAATCGTATCAGTTAATACATTAGATGGTAAAGCAACATTTACAGATGTAGTAGCATACGAAGGAATATTCATCACTGACACGTTCGTAAAAACAGAATCAGAAAGACAGAGGTTCATCTTAGGCAACCTTAATGCTGATACGTCAGCTATGACTGTGGAAGTAACACGTGGAACTGTCACTGATGCATATTTGCAGGCAACAGATATAACAACAGTAAACAATATAAGTAAAGTCTTCTTTTTAGAAGAAGCAGAGACAAGGAGACCCGAAATAATCTTCGGTGATGGTATCCTTGGCGAAGGATTAGTTAATGGTGACGTAATTGAAGTAAAGTACCCAACATCTATAGGTACAGGACCTAATGGATTATCAGGATACTCATTTGCGGGTACTGTTAAGGACTCTAGGAACACTCCTATCACTTCTGGCATCACTTTAGACCTTACAGCAGTCCCAGATGGCGGTGCGGCTCCAGAAAGCATTGATGCTATCAAGTATTCTGCTCCTAAGTTCTATTCTGCCTTTGGTAGAGCAGTAACTACTAAGGACTATGAAGCAATCATACCTCAGATCTATCCTAACGTACAATCTATCGTTGCTTTTGGTGGTGAAGAGGCAGATCCACCTGAATACGGTAAAGTGATCGTTGTTATCAAACCTAAGAACGCAGATCGTCTTTCTATATCTGAAAAAGATGCAGTATCGAAGAAAATACGTTCATATTCAGTAGGTGCGGTAGAACCCAAGATCATGGATCCATCTGTTTTGTTTATTGACCTCGTTTCTTATGTTTATTTCAACCCAAACGACACTAGAAGAAGTCAAGAAGATATAAAGCAAATTATTTACCGTACAATGGAGACATTAAACGCTTCCGCTGAGTTTAACAAGTTTGGTGGTAAGTTTAAGTACTCTAAGGTCGGAAAGATCATTGATGATGCGGAACCAGCTATCACATCCAACATTACAAAAGTGAGAATGCGTAAAAATGTACCTGTCTCTCTAAATCAGAGATTCAATTACAAAATTTGCTTCGGTAACAGAATTAACGCACAATTAGATACACCAACTTTGGAAACTAATGGTTTCAAACGTGCTGATGGCGGTAATCAGGTATTTTACTTGAATGATGATGGATTAGGAACTATCCGTCTTTATTATGTCAACGCAGATGGTTCAAAGCAGTATATTGGTGGTAACTGGGGAACTATCGACTATACAATGGGAGAAATTACTATTAACGACTTAGTAATCACTGAAGTAGTCAATGCTACTGATAATATTTTACAATTCTCCGTAGTTCCAGAATCTAATGACATTGTTTCTCTCAGAGAGACCTATCTGACATTGGGTATAGATAATCTAGTCGTAAATGTAATTGATGATGAGATTTCCAGTGGTTCAAACACTTCTGGAACAGGTGTCGTACCAGAATCAAGTTATAGTTAGTAATGCCAGCTGAGCAGTCGTCGTGGAGAGTTGCGTCGTGGGTCACACCTCAAACTGAGGTCACAGTTGACCCGATTGACGCTTCGGTTTCGCCAGAATCTAAATCTAAAGTCTCGGATAGACTTGAGGAGCAAATGCCTCAGTTTATCCAAGAGGATTATCCTGACTTTATACAATTTGTCAAGTATTACTTTAAATCACTTGAACTAAAGGGTAACCCTGTTGACATAATACAGAACATAGATGAATATTATAACATAGACAAGCTAAATGACCTCGTAGAGTCGACTACAGCGTCCTCTGGGGTGACTTTAGACTCAACAGTCATTGACGTAGGAAATACTAGAGATTTTCCAAAGGAAGGTCTCTTAATGATAGACGAAGAGATCATATACTACAAGAGTAAGTCCCAAACACAGTTTCAAGAGTGTGTTAGGGGATTTCATGCCACTACCAAGATAGGTTTACTATCAGAGTACACATTTTCAACATCTGTAGCAGCTACACATGCTTTTGGTGCTACAGTAGTCAACCTAAACAATCTTTTACCTCTATTCTTACTACAAAGGTTCAGAGATCAGTTTGCTGAGTCATTCCCTTCTAAGTTTGACCCTCAAATCCAACAATCAACAGTTACTAAGCGTCTTAAGGACTTTTATGCTGCTAAAGGTACATCAAGGTCATTCAAATACTTGATGAGAGTGCTCTTTGGTGTAGAAGCAGTTATTGAGTACCCTAAAGAGAGAATATTCAAACCTAGTGACGCATTTTACACTGTAAGGGAGATTATTCGTGCTACAGCGATAAGCGGAAACCCTGT